AGAGAAAATATGTATCAAACTATTGGCGGAATAAATAATTTTTATCAGAGCAATATTGTTTCTTCATCAACATCATTGGCACAGCAAACAGCCGCAATTGGTATTGTTGAGAAAGAATTAAACGCTGCCAAAGAACGTTTGAAAAAAATTGAAGAATATAAGTTGCAAAAATTGCGTTTGGTAGAGATTAATAATTATTACAGCGAAAGGTATGCTGCACATACACAAATAATGAAAATTATTATCTATATGTTTGTTCCTATTTTAATATTGACTATTTTAGCAAAAAAAGGTATCCTTCCAAGGGCATTATTTTTTATTTTAACCATAATTATCGGGGCTATTGGTTCAGTGTATTTATTTTATGCCGTATATTCAACTTACGCAAGAAACAACATGTTATACCAAGAATACGATTGGGGATTTGACCCTAATACTGCTCCAAAGGCTCCTACCTCTATTTCTGGATCGGCTTCAATAGATCCATGGGCAAAGAAAGATGTTTCTGATATATGCATTGGGCAAGCTTGTTGCGATGTAGGATATATACATGACCCTGTTCAAAATAAATGCATTTTATCTAGTACTATTTCCGGGAGAAAAAAATAATTTTTCATTTTAATTCTTTCAAAGGTTTAAACGCGACAATTAAAAGAATAAATTCTTTTACTTGTATAGTATAATATAAAAGCTAATGACAACTCCATATGATTCAAGTATTGCACAATTTAATACACTTTTACAACAATCTCAACAGGCAATGGTTTGTGGTCCCGAATGTCAAAAAGCTAAAACTGCGCAGACATTAAATCAACAATATTTAGATTCACAGACAAATTTAAAAACTGCGCCAGCTCAAGTTCAAACCGCAGCAAAAAATTATTATACTTTTGTTGGCGGAACCGCTGGATACAACAATTATGTAAGCACAGAGTTAGGAGCAAAAGCCGAATCTCTTGTTACGGAACTTAAAAATGTTTTTTCAAAAAATTTTTCATCAGTAAAAGCGCTGTGCGATACATTTAGTACACAACTCATTAATTCGCAATACGCACAACAAATTTATGATAAATATTTAGAAGAAAATTCTGCTCTTGAAAATGAACTAAAAGATAACTCCTATGACATATTTACAAACGATAGAAAAACTTATTATGAAGACCAGGGCGTTGATAATTTGAAATGGTGGAGCAGAGGGTTTTCCGTTTTTTATTGGATACTAGTTGTTGCGTACATTATATGTTTTTTCATTTCTTCTAGCGGGTTCAGCGTTTTAAGTAGAATACTTATTTTGCTATTTTTAATTATTTATCCTTTTATTGCATCGCGAATTTTTAACTACATAATTAGCATTTTTTATAGAATAAGCTCAGTTTTACCAAAAAATTCTTATTTGCATAATTGATTCAATAAATGCAAAGTATATAAAGTATTTTTATTATCTTAAATAATAAAAATGCCTAACTGGTGTTATAATTCTACAACATTTTTTTGTCAAAATAAAGAGATGTACGATAAATTACTTGCTTCAATCAAGAGCGAGCAATGGTTTAAAACATTTGCGCCTCTTGGGCTAGATAAAGAAAAATATACAAATGGGTGGGAATACAAGAAAGCTATAGAAGTTTGGGGAACAAAATGGGAACCTGACGAATTAGAAATATTTAATAATGACAAGGATGATTTTTTAATTCAAATTTATTTTAATACAGCTTGGAGTCCGCCTTTAGGTGTTTATAAAGAAATGTATAATAATTTTGGTATTGAAGTTGCATCATATTATGAAGAAAGTAGTGAATTTTTTGGGTGGTGCAAATATTCAAAGGCTCTAACGTTTGATGAAAGTTATACAATTCCATCAAATAAAGAAGAACTTGCTTCTATGAAAAAAAAAATTCATAGTAATCTAAATGATTTTATGGAATCCACTTGGAATGAACTAGAAGAACGATGGCAAGAAGAATAGCGTGCGTCTTAAACCTGGATTCCTTGTAGCTAATTTGGCTCCAAAGGTGGAAATTTATTCGTCGTTTAGAAGCGGATCTGATTGCTGATCATAAATAACCCTGATTCCGGTCCAAGCGCAAGATTTACCACACTTTCCATACTTTGTATCCAAATAATCGCAAAGTTCGGAACCCTTGGGCATCTTTCTGCCATAATGCGCTGTATTACACCAATCCTTGAACTGCTGGCAAATCTCCTTCTTCTTGATTTTATCTTCTTTGTTTCCAGTTTGCTCAATGTTCTCCGCAATAAACGCAGCAACCAAATCCTGACCTTGTCTGTACTTGTCACGAGCGGCCATTACTTCAGCACAATCCTCAACGTTACCTTGGTTCTCATATGCCAACTTTACAAGCATCGACATAAACACCGAAACCCAGTTCGGTAGCTTCTCCTCTAGATCTTTATCCTTGGGAAATACATAGGGTGTATTATCTTGCACAACCTCATTCTCATCCTTGAACTTTGAAACAAAGTCGCAAATACGAAATCGTCTCCAAGTACCATCCTCTGTACTATTTACCTCAAATAAATTATTGGTACAGACAACCAACTTGAATTGAGGGACAAATGTTTCGGTTTCGCAATAAAGCGCGCGGGCTTGAATTGGATCGCCACCCGTCAATTCTTTCATAACACCTTCATTCAAGCGTCCTTGGTCCTTAGTCGGTTCCTGCATAACCGCATATCTTACACCTTTCAACTGGATTACCTCCGATGATGTTCCACCAATTCCATTACGTTTTTCTGTGACCAACGTAACGGGAACTGTAGCCTTGTATTCGCCAAAAGACATAGACATTAATGTTGTCAGAATTGACTTGCCGTTGCTACCGCTGCCGCGATAAACGTTGAATGTTTGGTTTTTATTACCACCAATGAGGCAAGACGCCAAATGATTCCACATATATTTATTGAGCGATGCATTAGGAAATAGTTGTTCCATAAAAGTCAAGATTTGTTTTGATACATCGCTATGATGCACAGGGTCAAACTCGTCATAGTTAATATTTGTACACTTTGTGATATAATCTTGCGGATAGCCGTTGCGAAACACTTTTTCCTTGAAGTCTACAACTCCATTCCTGAAACACATCAAATATCTGTTTGCATCCATCTTTTCCAAAAAGTGTTTATCGTAGAACAGGACCATAGCCTCACGAATAATATTGTTTTTTGTCGCAGTGTTCTTCAGCTTCACCGAAACATCCGCAATTACTTTAAGATATTTTCTCACATCTTCGTGCTGCGTGTCATCGTGGCTATAGTTTTCCTGCTCCTTCCGTATATTTTCCATTTTTGCCTGGTACAGGTTGAACATGTCGCGCGATATAATTGACCTTAATGTTTCACCCTTATCAATTATCCAGCGGTGACCTTTAAACATATACCATGTTTTATTAACAATACTGGGACAAACATAGCGGTCCTTCAACATTTCATAGAGGAGCATTGCGTAGTCCCAGTCAGTTGGATTTGAAATAGTTTCATTTAAGAAATAATCCATAGAACTATTGCGCACTTTAATAAATTCTTCCGCCGCGTCCTGCTTTGCCCAATACAAAATAGACTTGCGCGTCACGCCATCTTTTGCGGTTTTATTGAAGTTTCTCTTCCATTCTTGATATTTAACTGGGATTTCGGAAAAGTCAAAGTCACTGGCTTTACTTCTTAGCATTATCCAAGACAGGAATAGGCGATCGTCTGTATCTTTTAGAGCAAACGCAACTTTACGATTGAGTAAATGACTGCCCGGTTGATAATATTTTTCCGGTAATATCTGTGTATACTGGTGAGTTTCTTTTACATGGTACTCATTAGGCGCCAAACTATTCATAATTTGATCAATCGCTTTTTGTAATATTTCGCTATTTGTAATTGCGTCTAATGATATTTCTTCGTCGTCATCGTCATTATTCACGCAAAGTAAATGGACTTTTGTTTTGCTTTCGCTCTTCTTTGGCTTATTTGACTTTCCTGATGCTCGTTTATTGTATTCATCCATAATGTCGCTTGAAAGTTCAAAGCTAGGATGGTCGCTATATTGAGCGGATAGAAGTGGGAAATTCTTTTCCAAGTCAAACTCTTTTGTATTTTTCTCTTCCATTGAGAACTCGCCATCACTTGCATCATACGTAATAGTCCAATATTCCGTTAATTCATAACATTCATTTCCCGGTTTTCTTGAGCCGAACATCTGCCAATTGGTGACGCCTTTACTGATTCCCTCATCTAGAACTGCGTCCCATGTGTTCAATAATGGCAAGTCCCATACATCGCCAATCTTTCCCAAGATTCTATCACGTAATATCATTTGCGCAACATGGTCCATTGAAATTGCAATAATCATATGAAGTCCATCTTTTGTTAGAGTTTTGTCTTCTAACCTATTCACGTTTCGCTTTTCCATGACATAAATATCAAATGGCTTGTCTGCATCAAATTTCAAAATTTCCTTAAGTTCCTCCAAATATAAGATTATCATATCCTGAATATGAGACTTTGTGTGTTGTTTTGCCGTCACATTATAATCGTAACGAAAATCAAAATCAACTAATATTGCTCCTTTCTCTAATTGTTTCTCTGTCAAATATTCACGTTTATGGTTTACAAAAACGTAATTGTAATATAATTTCCAAAACGTTTTAAGCTGTTCTTTTGGAATTACGTAAGAGCCGCCGTAGACGTTAAGTTCTTTTGATGGAATTCTTGTATGCGTCAGTCCAGAACCAGAGCCAGCGCTTTCATTTTTTGAATTATGCTTAGTCAAAAACTCTTGCAAATCTTTAAATTGTGATGATGATGTCATAGTGAGTATATTACTTTGATATTATAATTTATTTTTATTTCATTTTTTTTCAATTTTATCTTTTATTCTACATTTTTTAGAGAGCAAACGCATTTGCTAGGATTATTATATTAGTATAATATATGAACACAATTGCAATTGAACCAAGAACTCCTGGAATTATACATGTGTTTGAAACCGACAATCAGGAGATATCATTTCCACAACGAAAAGCAGTAATAAATTTTGGGACCTCGTCTGTCAAAACTTTTGGACTAATTAATTGTATTGCAATCGGCGGATTATTTTCTGATGGTGATGGAAACATTAAGGGGCGTTTTTAACACATGAAAGTCCTCTAGACATTGAAATTCAATTATTAAATCTTAGAAAAATTAGAAATTTAATAGAGACAAAAGGATATAAAATTGCAAAAATGTTATTATTTAAAATAGAACCTATAGAAAGTAAAAGTATCTATAATTTTAAGACATTAAAATTAAGCTACGATGATTTATGCAGAGAAATTGCATCTAATTACCTTAAAGAGTTTGGTGTTGAGCCATTAATCGTAGAATACGGACACTACTGCAGTAGATATTTTAAAAATCCAAGCGACCCTCGCCTGGCGTTGTGTGGAAAGGCAATAATTGATCCAACAAAAGATTTTACTACAACTTATAGTGGACACGTAAAATTTGGAGGAAAAAAAAGAAGACGGGTTCATCTAAGACGAACTAGAAAAAGCAAAAGCAAACGAAAACGTTTTCACAAAAATAAAACGTTGCGCTATTTATATATTCAATGAAACTGGTATAAAAATATAAATGCAATAATTATACCTTATGAGTAAAATTGTTTCAAAAGAGTCTATTATGCGTCTTTTGAAAGATGTTAAGCAAATAATTCAAAACCCATTAACAGATAATGGAATATATTACGTACACGATGATACAGAAATGTTGAAGGGATATGCAATGATTGTAGGACCATCGGATACGCCATATTTTGGAGGATTCTATTTTTTCAAATTCACGTATCCAGTTGACTATCCTCATTCGCCGCCAAGCGTCACCTACTGCACGAATGCTGATAATATTCGGTTTAATCCGAATTTATATAAGTGCGGTAAAGTTTGTATTTCATTATTGAATACATGGCGTGGGGAACAATGGACATCATGTCAAACTATTAGTACAGTTCTCTTAACTTTATGCACGCTTCTATGTAAAAATCCATTACTCAATGAGCCCGGCGTCAGTAAAAACCACCCAGATTGCATTTCATATAATAAAATTATTGAGTATAAGAATATTGATGTTGCTATAATGCAAATGTATGTGAAAAAGCCTGGTGTATTTTTGGAAGAGTTTACTATGTTTTATCCTTATTTGAAGGAAAATTTTATTAAAAATAGAGATAAGATTTTAGAGACATTGAAGCTAAAAGCGAATGATAAGAGTCTCAACGAAAATCTTACAACGGGTCTTTATGGTATGGTTGTAAATGTAGATTATCCAAAGTTACTTGAAACTTTTGAAAATGTGTCTATTATTTGATTTGATTTAAAATTGAATTAAATAAATAAAAATAATAATAATATATAACCAACATGCATTTTTGCGACCAATGTCAAAATATGTATTACATTCGCATAGATAGCGAAAATACAAATAAATTGATTTATTATTGTAGAAATTGCGGCAACGAGGACAAGTTATTGAATGTTGACAATGTATGCGTATCTTCCACGCAAATAAAAAAGACTGAGCAGACTTTTGATCATATTGTTAATAAGTATACAAAATTGGATCCTACATTGCCACGAATCAGTAAAATCCTTTGCCCAAATCCTGAATGCGAAACTAATACGAAGGATGTGAAGCGAGAAATAATTTATATTCGTTATGACGACATTAATATGAACTACATTTATATGTGTTCAACCTGCGACACAATATGGAAGACTGATGAACAAAAATAAAATTTATGCAGTAAATATTTAGTTTTGATAAATTAACTTTTTTCTATTTTATTTTATTTGTATGCGCGTTTTTTGAAAAGGAAAATTTACAATAATAATAAAATAAAATTGATTTTATTATTTAAAACAATCTTTAGATAATATAGTAACACACAATGGATTTCGATAATGAACCAGAAAACATTGATGAATATTTTAGTGAAGAAGAGTATGAAGAATCTGATGCAGATAATTCAGAAACTGAAGAAAAGAAACCTGAACCTATAAAAATTGGAGGTGCTTCTTCAGATGAAGAAGAAGACGGAGATGATGACATTGAAGCCGACATCGAAGATGAAGAAGACGCGTCAATAGAAAATGAACATGAAAGTGAAGAAGATAACCCAAAAGAAAAAAAGGTAAAACCAACGCAGTTGCAAATTGTAAATTCTGACGATGAAAATGAAGATGACGAAGAAGACGATGATGAAGAAGAATATTTGCAAAAATTTAACAAAGATATCAATAATAATTATATCTTAAACGTACATCCTGAGTGTAAAATTCATAACTACGATGAAATATCCGCGTTAAGTAGAGTTGTTCGTAATAGTGATGGAATTATTGATGACCCACTTCACAAAACAATTCCTATTTTAACTAAATATGAACACGCGCGAGTTCTTGGACAACGAGCAAAACAAATCAACTCTGGGTCAAAACCTTTTGTAAAAGTTCCAGAAAATATTATTGATGGTTATCTTATTGCAGAAATTGAGTTGTCTCAAAAAAAGATTCCATTTATTATTAGACGTCCTTTTCCTGGAGGTGGTAGCGAGTATTGGAATTTAAAAGATTTGGAACTAGTTTAGCCAGCGGGGAACCCAGGTTTAACTACGTTGCCACCCGCTACTCAGAATCCGGCAAAGCCGGATTCCTTAACCCTCCTGCCCTTCGGGAAGGAAAGATTCATACCATTTTCAATAACAATCTTTATTTATTGAAAATTACCTTTTTTAATCCAGGCTCCCGGTGGATAACGCTAAGTTTAGCATGCGAACCCCGATTTAAGACCATCCACTCTATTCTTCATGTGAACCCCCCCCCTCCCCCTGAATATATATTATTTAAAATAACTTAAAGAAAAATTTATCAAAATTCAAAACTTTTTTGGGAATCCTGATTTTGGACATTTTAAAATGTCCATTTTTCACTTTCCAAAATACTTTTCACTTTTTTAAAATCAAAAATTATGAAAAAGTGACATTCAGAGCAAACTGCTTTGTTTTCATTTTTTCTTTGAAAAAAAATGTTATTGAAACTTTTTTTTGAAAATATATTTTTTGAGATAAAAGAATTTAGGCGTTTTTTCTATTTCCTATATATGGAAATGATGGAAACTATTTTAACGCCAAAAAACGCCAAAAAATACTGGTGTTCAATTTGTAACTTTGAATGCAGCAAAAAAAGCGATCACGACAGACATTTAATGACACGCAAACACAAAAATGGAAACCCAATGGAAACTTTGGAAACTATTATTGATTTGCAAAAAACGCCAAAAACGCCAAAAACGCCAAACGTTGTTTCATGCAAATTTTGTTTTAAAGAATATAAAAACAAAAGCGGACTTTGGAAACATAATAAAAAATGTTTTGAAAAAAAGGAAGAAGAAAAAGAAGAAGAAAAATTTGAAACTGAATCAAAAAAAGAAGAAGAACCAAAAAAAGACAATGACCTTATCATGTTATTATTAAAAGAAAACCAAGAATTCAAACAACTTATAATAGAACAAAACAAACAAAATACTGCCATGCAAAAACAAATGTTGGAACTGGCTAAAAAACCAGTAAGTGTTACAAATACTAATTGTAATAATCGTTTCAACTTGAATTTATTTCTAAATGAAAAATGCAAAGATGCTATGAATATTACAGATTTTGTAAATTCTCTCAAACTTACTCTTCAGGATCTTGAAAAAACGGCTGAACTCGGCTACGTGAAAGGATTAACTAATATTATAGTAAATGGTTTGAATGAGCTAGACATTTGTAAAAGACCAATTCATTGTAGTGACTTGAAGAGAGAAACTATATACATAAAAGATAACGATGCATGGGAGAAAGAAAACGAGGATAAGAAAAAACTCACACGGGCAATAAAACATATATCTATACGCAATGCAAAACAGGTTGGACAATGGACAAAAGAAAATAAAGGTTATGATGATTCTTCCAGTAAAAAAAGCGACAAATATTTGAAAATTGTTTCAGAGGCGAATGGCGGAGAACCTGAAGAAATAAATAAAATAATTTCAAATATTTCTTCAAAAGTCACAATTGATAAACAAATATAAAATAATATAATAAGTAAACTACAAATACTTATTATATGAAGGCCGCGCTATGTTTTTTAATTAGTTATAAACACATCCTTAATAAAGAAGACATTTGGGTCAAATGGATCGAGCCAAATAAAGACATAATTAATGTTTACTTTCATTATGATGATTATTCAAAAATTAACTCTCCGTGGATTCAAAAACATTGTATAAGTCCAACCCACGTGGTTAAAACTTCATATTTTCACGTAGTTCCAGCGTATTTAGCGTTAATGTCATTTGCACTGACGCATTCTAGAGAGAATGTTTGGTTCATCATGCTAACTGAATCTTGTGTCCCTATAATATCTCCACAAAGATTTCGCAGACTTTTTTTTGAGAATTATATGAAAAGCATAATGAGTTGGAGAAGTGCATGGTGGAATATAGATTTTCACAAAAGGGCAAATTTACGTTTGTTTAAAAAAGAATATCATCTGGCCAACGATCCCTGGTTCGTTTTGGAGAGAAAAGATCTGATGCATTGTTTGGAATATAAAATTAACAACATGCAAAACTACAATACTATTTGCTCTGGAGGGCTGGCAAATGAAAGTATTTTTGCAATTATATTATGTGCATGCAATCGGCTTAAGTCCGTAAAAAAAGCGGTCACTCACGCTGCAGATTGGTCACGAATGTCAAGTGCAACTAGCCCTCATCTTTTTTTTGATGGAACAAAAGATGACATTGCATTTATCAATAAATTTTTAATAGAGAACGAATGCGCAATGTTTTTACGAAAAGTTCATCCTGATTTTCCAGATAGCATTTTAAATGAGTTTATATTGCGCGAACACGAATCTGCGTTTCAAAAGTATTCTAAGGCGAGTTTAAATAGATGCCTTTATTTTATAAAATCGCTTTTGAGTATTGTAGTTGTGTTTGTATTCGTATTTTATTTTAACATAAAAGTTGCAGACAACCAACCACACCAATTAATGTAGATCAATTTTAATTTTTTACATGTTTTATCATTTCAAACACCGATTTATATAAAATAAAATAAAATATAATTATATTTTATGAAAAATAATACAAAAAAAATAAATAAAAACCCCCACAAAAATAAAACAAAAAAACATTTTTTGTACAATCCAAAAAATCCTAAAAAATCATTTGATGTGTATATTGATAAAAACCCAAAAGATACAATACATATAAAATATACAACATTAGAAGATGTTAAAAATACGATTAATAAATTAGAAAAATTATATAAAAATAAAAAATATACACATAAGCGTATATGGCAAGTAGGGATGATTTTGAAAGTTCGGCTAAAAGTATTGCAAAGTAAAAAACCAAAACAATATGCTTTAGCAAATAAATATTTTAAATTTTTAGGAAAAAGAACAGAGTTGAGTGAAAGAGACAGATATTACATTTCATTTGAACATTAAATAAAATCTGTGTTTGAAATGTTATGTTCGTCAATTATAACCTTTGTTTTTTGTTTTTCCTTCTTCGCTTAGTTTTGTTTTTGCTTCTGGTTTTGTTTCTTTTAGTTTTGGTTTTACTTTTGCTTCTGGTTTTGCCGCCAATTTTTGGCAATGTAAAGGTTCCATTTTTAAATGGTTGCGCATTTTCAATATACGTTTTAATAAAATTGTCCGTGTCGAGATTAATCGTGTGATATCCTAATGGCCAATCAACAGGTCTCCAACCATCTGTAAAACTTACTGCGACATTTATTTTTGTTCCTAAAGGAGTATTGTGTGTATATTCTTCAACATTTACAGGATGTGGGCTGCCACCATCATTTCTTTTCCATATTACTTTTATTGTTTTTGTTAAAACGGGTGGAGGATCGGGACGCCAACTAGAATCAGATGAAGAAGGCACGTTATCATTGGCTATTCTATTTATATTATATAAAAATAAAATAAACTATAACAAATATTGGTGGTTAGCACTTCCATCTGTTTCCACAATCAATACAGGTTACAAAAGTAGTCATTGGCTCATCTGCTGATCTGGTTTGCATTTGATAATAAGTGCATTTATTTGACTGACACTTCCTGCATTTGAAAGTATCTGTGGCTGCTTCAATATTTGTCTCAAACTTGTATTTGTCTCGCTTTATTTTTGCTTGAATGAGTGGATCCCATCGTTCGTGATCGAGTTCTTGATGCGTCATGAACGCAATTGTGTGCGCTTTTATATCGCCATTTTCCAACTGGTCTAGAATATGCTTATTCAAGTTAAAGTACACGCTTCTTAGCTTGTCTACATACAATTGAACAAAATATGGATTATCCCACTTTTTAATTACCTTCCGGGAACTTGCTTCTTTAAGTACAGAGTTATAAACTCCCTTTTCTAGATTCAACGTATTTTTATCATTATTCAATATTTCATTAATTTTGATCCGAACATTTGCCCTGAACTCTTCTGGATTAGTTATCTTTCTCATAGAGCCTGTTTATGATTTATATAAAATGTATTTAAATCATAATCAATTTTATCCACTTTTATAAAAAAAAATTAGTTGCAACCCTTCAGCATAAAATTGAAATAAAATTTTTTGTAAATTGTTATGTAAAAACAAGCCAATGACCGAAATCATAAACCCAGACTTTAATAGCAAAACTTGCATTTTTATAGATGGAAAAAATATGGTTCAATGCAATAAAAGTAGCGAAACATACAAGTTTATTAAAACAGGAAAAAACTATGTTATTGAACTACCTAATACAAAAACTATTCTTAACGTTAAATGCACTTACGCCGCAATTAGAGCGGCTGACATGGAAATTGTTACTGCATATGTAGATGGAAAGCGAGACCAAAATAGTGAAGACTGCACAATTTCGTATAAATATGAAAACTTTGCCAGTATCAACTATACATCATTTAATTATAGTGAAAAATGCATTGTCTATATTGCAATTGATGATTTGTTTTGAATTACAAGATGATGTAGAGAATTTGGCTCAACTTTTTGGTTCATAGTCGTACTCTTCTTCGCTTAATTCAGATCCAATATCTTCAACCAATAATAAATCATCACCATCATTAGCAACATCGTCGCTAAACTCTTCACTTTCATCCTCGTCCTCGTCCTCGTCGCTTTCATAGTCATCGTCGTCTTCGCTATCTACAACAAATCCATCTTTTAAATACCCGTCTTTTGTCTTTTTTTCAGCAGGTACATTTGCCAACTCATCTTCCTCTTCTTCGTCTTCAACGCATGTAGCGGCCAAGTCTTCAAATCCGCCAAATAATTTTTCATATACTTTATCCCATAACTGAATAGAAAGATTGCAGCGCATAAATGTTCCATCGTCCTTCTTTGTTGCAGCTACAAGAGCACAAGAACCAAAAAATAATTTGTTGTCTATGGGTGGCGGGAAGTCGTATTTATTTTCGGTATTCGCCTTGCCGTCGGTCTTACCATAAAGAGAAATAAAATATTTTTGACCATCAATCTTGGAAGACCAGTCGTGGTGTCTTTCAAACCCATCAACCTTCTTAAATCCGCATTTTTTATATAAATCTTCTTCTTTGAAATCTTTTACATTTAATGCTTTAGTAGTTCCCGTTTTTTCTACAATAATAATTCCCAAAGCCTGCGCCATTTTATAATTTATCATAAATGGGTTTAAATAGTTTCGTGATAATAATATTATTTGTTCATGAGAATATATGTAGAAGATATCAATCCAAAAAAAATTACATATAATAAACTTATAAGCTTACAGGAATTTTATTTATCAAAAAAAGATGTTTTAGAAATATTTTCAGAAAAAGGAATGTATTTAGTTGAAAATTCGAAAATTTGGCGACTATTCCCTACAAATGAAAAAATTGTTAAGTTTGTTGACGCCAACAATAATTTAACATTTTTGGTTGACGAATCTAATATTGAAAAAATCCCGTCTTCGCAACTACCTATTGAGCATGAATGTGTAGAAACAACAATTTTTATTTATCATATGAAAAATGTTAGATTGATAATTGAAGGGTTTTATAAAAAAACTATTGCAATAAGCGGTAATGTAGACAAGTACTACAATTTTGTAGTAACTAACTTTTATTTTGAACCAAAAAATGAAAATTTTAAAATTGACAATCCTTTTTTGAAAAATGAAATAAATGTGTTTTTATCAATGTTAAACTAATATCAGACTAGTATAATAATGTTATATTGGGCAATTCAAACGTCAATTATATCTATTATTTTAATTTTTTTAGTTCATCATTTAATACAATTTTTTAGAGACGCTCTCACAATTCCCAAAGTTAAGGATTTAGTAAACGCTCCTAAACAAAAATATGAAACTATGCTTTCAGTTATTAAATGCGAAGAAGTTGAAAATGTAGATTCTAGTTTTAATGATGCTTATAAACAAAATCTCTTACCAACCGGAGAGAAAACTAACAATGTAACACTTGATGTTGAAAATATGAAAGACGAATTAAAACTTTATTTAAAAAATCAAAATGTTACAAAATCTAATTTATAAATAAAAATCTCTTTTATGTTATACTGATAAGAATATAAAGCCTTTACCGCTATAGTATTAACAATAATGATAAAAGAATCAGATATTTCAAACTTAATGAAGACGTTTCCCACTATAAAACTTTCTTATGAAAATTTAACGCATAAGAAAGTTTATGATTCTGATTACATGATAACGATTCCAGATGGAGCGCGGTGTTTTGCATGGTTTTCACTTTATAAAAATCAAAATGTTTGCTATTTATTGGAAATTCAATCAGATAAAAATATATCATCAATTAAAATTATAAATTCATGTTTGAATGATGAACTATGCTATGGCGCCGGAACAATACTTTATGGAACATTATTTACAAGCAGCAATATTAAGAATTTTAATGTGCAAGATATTCTATACTATAAAGGAAAGCAAATTTCTTCAGAAATTGATAAATTTAAAATTTATGAAACTATTTTTATATACGATATAAAACAAATTGCCTATACGCCCAACTTTATTTTATTTGGCTTGCCACTTATATCAAAAAATTTTTCAGAGTTGGTGCAAAAGATTGAGCTTTTACCTTACGCCGTAAAATATATACAATATAGATACTTAAAAAGCGGTTCAAAAGTTTATAATATAAAACCAAATAGCCAGTATGTTTCAAAAACCGATTATAATAAAGGATGCAGCGAAGCTGTTTTCAAAGTCAAAGCAGAGTTGCAAAACGATATTTATAATCTATATGTTCAATCAAAGAGCGCCGGTTCAAGCGAATATTTATTTGAAACTGCATATATACCTGACTACAAAACAAGCGTCATGATGAACAATTTATTTAGAAAAATTAAGGAAAATAAAAATTTGGACGCCTTGGAAGAAAGTGATTCAGAAGAAGAGTTTGAAAACGACAGGGCAGATAAATTTGTATTTTTAGAGAAAGCGTTATTTATGGTTTGCCTCTATAACAATAAATTTAGAAAGTGGGTGCCCATTCGTTTAGCAAATAAAAATGAAAAATTAGTTGATATTGATGCGTTGCGATAAAACACTATGTAAATTTTAAATCAGGAATTTTATAAATAAAAAATAATTAGTAAATATAAGATGAGTGCGGGTTCCGATAATTCAAATTTAGGTTATGGTGGACAAAGTCCGTTTGTAGGAAACACTAGTTTGGTGAATCCTGATAATTCTCATAGCCCTGCCGGGTTTGGTTCTAACGAAGCGCCAATGTTTGGTAAGTTTGGTTTACCAGGAGCTGCGTATAATGTAAATGCAGCAAATAGTTGCGTTCCCGGGTTATGTTATAAAGGAGGAGCAAAAAAACTAAAACGCAAAATAAAAAATATTACTAAAATGTATAAAACAATGCAGGGCGGACGCAAAACATTTAAGAAGCGTGTTAAATCAATAAAGAAAAGACTTATGTCTCGCCATCATAAAAAGGGTGGAAGGTCTAGACGTAGTAGAAAGTCTTATGGCAAGATGAAGGGCGGAATGCCTAATTATCCTGCTGGATACTCGCAATATCAAAATAATTTACCAATGACAAACTCTTATTCAATAGGAAATGTTAAACTTGGACCAAGTGATTCAGCTTTAGCAAATCCTGCGCCTTTTCAAAAACTTAGTAACTGCACCAATTGTGTTGATAACTACAATGCTAATACCAATGAAGGATTCCCGTCGAGAGGGTGGTGGTAAAAATTTAGCGTTATCCACCGCTAGCCTGGATTAAAAAGGTTAATTTTCAATAAATAAAGTTTTTTATTGAAAATGGTAATTCCCGAAGGGCAGGAAAAGGGTCACCCGAAGAGTAGAGCGGGGTCTTACTTCATGAAACTGCGTTAAACCTGGGTTCCCCGCTAATTGAATAAATATGATGGATAGAACCATTGTGGGTTATAATAACCAGGATAGTAATAAGGAGGATAATAATCATAGTACCAGCCGCCGCCACCACCACTACCGCCAGTTCCGTAATAACCTCTACCTCCCCAACCACGTCCTCCCCATCCGCCACGTCCTCCCCATCCGCCATGACCTCCGTGCCCGCCATGACCTCCGTGCCCGCCATGACCTCCACCATGACCTCCGTGTCCACCACCTCCTCCATGCCCTCCGTGTCCACCACCTCCTCCATGACCTCCCCCACCTCCGTGACCGCCTCCGCCTCCGCCTCCTCCACCTCTGAAAGATTCAGCTATTTTTTGCCTAGCAATAAATACAAAAGATAATATAACAACGGCTATAAAAAAATATAAAATAATTCTACTATTCTTCATATACTAAAGAGTAGAATATTATTTTTTCAATTTGATTAAACATTTTCCAGGCAGCGCATCTTTTTCAAGCGTTTTTGAACTAATTGAAGTTTTATCTTTCTTTAACGTTGGGTCATAAACTACGTCCCAATTTGACGCATTTGCCAAATATTGCGCATTTGTTGTGTGAAGTATTTTATAGTTTTGTTTTTTATAAAATGTCTTTCGCTTAAGCCATTGTTTTTGAAAAAGCTCGTGTCCGTCAATAATATCTACTACTACAGGTTGACTATGCTTCTCTCTAAGAATTCTTCCAACAGATTGCTCTATATCTGTTTTAGGTGTAGCCATAATCAGAGTTGTTAATGTTTTTATGTCCAATGCTTCAGCAGCCATAGAATATGTAGCAATAACAATTTTTTTTGTTTCAGTTTCTTTTAGAGCTGCTTCTTTCATACCTCCTATATAGTACCCTACGCTTCCATCAGCAATTGCTCTATGTTTAACCGCATCAAATAAATATTTAAGCAAAGATTTATTATGTGCTAAAATCATTATTTGTTGGTCGGGATTTTCAACTAACATATCACGCAAAACACGTAATATAAACTCGGACCTTGAATTGTATTCACATAACTTTGTAATCATACTACTAAATTGAGGGTTGCCACGAAAGTCGTATTTGATTTCATTAAATTCATCGTCGTTTACTTTATAATCAATTGCTCTCACAATGACGTCAAATTCAGTATCCCGTTTGCCTTTATATATAACATCTCCCAGAAACATTTTAAATACTTTAGTCGTTCCGTCCTTCCTGTTCATTGTTGCGCTCAAGCCAAGCATATATTTTGTTACAATCTTGAAAAGTGCACAAGAAAATACTTCGCTAGATATATGATGCACTTCATCAATAATAGTAAGTCCAAAACTATCAAACATTGATGCAGGGTATTCTTTCATGGAAAGAGATTGCAGCATTCCTAAAACAATATCTTTATCTTCAATGTCAATAATCTGACCTTGTATTTTACCAATTCTAGCCCCAGGTAGAAATTGTTCTATTCTCTCAATCCATTGGTTCATTAAAAACTCTTTATGGACAATTACTAATGTTTTCTTTTTCAACTTGGATAAGATGTTAAGACTGCAAATTGTTTTTCCAAATCCACATGGGAGTTCTAGAAGACCCCCGCCATAATTATTTTGTTTTTCGACATGCTCAATATACCCTTTAACAACTTCTTTTTGAACATCTCTCAATTCGCCGCTAAACGCAATATTAATGTCAGAACCCGGCATTATTTTGTATTCTTTAACAGGGCCAAACATCTTCTCTCCAAAATAGCGCGGGACGTAATATTTTGCCGGAGATTCTCGATATGCAGGAAATGTTGTTGCATTATTATTTGCTGGCGATCCTGGAACAAATGGTTTTATTGTAAGTTCTTCCCTTACCATATATTGTTGTTGAACACTGAGTTCACTTTTTAAAATAGAATAACCTTTTTGTCCCAAATAGGTATTTAGCATCGGGTTTGTTTGCGCCACATCATTTTCATTTTTCATAGTTATATAATTTAGAGATGAATGTTTATGTTGTTTAATATTACATTTTTCTTAAATAAAATCTTTCATTATGATATATGGATAGTTTGTCGAGTTTATTTAAAAAACAAAACATGGGGCAATTACTCTTGTCTATTTTATTTGTAATTTATTTGGTTATGGGATACAAAACGCCTGAACCACTCGCATACTTGATTGATACTTTGCCTGGTAAAGTTGTTGTTATAATTACTGCTCTCGCTTTGTTTGCAAATGTTCATCCTGTTTTAGGTGTTCTTGGTTTACTTGTTGCGTATGATTTAATTCGTCGTGCAGGAAATGAAACTGGAAACGACGCACTTAAACGTTATCTTCCTACTGAAGAAAAAATAATGTCTCAGTTTACTGCATTCAACCAATTTCCTTATACTTTAGAACAAGAAGTGGTAAAAAAAATGGCTCCTATCAACAAAGCCAATGAATTTTATGGAGGACCCGGACAATCATACAAACCAATTTTAGATAATATACGCGATGCTGCGTACATTCATTAAGTAAAAAAATTTTTTAATTGCAAATTAAAAAATTTAAGACATTTTTCCAATTTTTGGCGATTGTGCATTTACATTTGAAATATATTTTAAACCATAATGAATTGAAAAAAGAAGAACCAAAAAAAATACAAAACTTAAAAGTATTTGAAGAAAGAGTCCCGCAGTTGGGTCGTTAAACGTAAATGAAATGGGAGATTTACTAGCAACATAATCAATGCTTTCGCTAGAAGTTGTAACAGGCTGGCAATCAATGTATATTTGGTCATTATTACCACTTAATCCTTTAATTGCGCCACTTGCATTACTAAAAATTGCTGGGCCGGCGGGAGCTTGCACACTAGGAAATGGTTTAATAATTTTTTTTAGAGTTGCTATTGTATCACTTTTCAATGAAATTGCATTTTCTTTTCCAAATATAATCCAATTTGTTGTGCCTTGAGTATAAGAGTATAAAGGTTTTTTTGCCGGGACAAACAAGTTCAAGTTGAAATTTGATATATTCATATTTGTTTTCTCTCCTTGCGCCGGCGCATTTGTTGTTACTGAAGTAATAATTTGTGTTAATAATGTAGATGCGCCATTCAAATCACTCGATATTATAATAGGTATAGCAACTGATAAAGGTTGCCCTGCAACAACTGGGCTGTGTTTAATTATAATTTCCGCGTCCGCAACCGCTCCATTAAACATATGTATAGACGGAGAGCAAATCATTATTGATTCGACTTCATACTTGTTTGTATTGTATATTACCGGAGGCAAATTTGCTTTATCGTAAGATAAATTTATACTAAATCCGTCATTTCTTGCTATTAAAGAACTATTTTGGTAATCAAAAGAATATGCACATTTTAATTTACAATCCCCAGAAATATTTTGACTACTTATGTTTATTGTACTCATTAATATAAGTATATAAATAAAAATATAATTTATTTATATAGTAATGAAATTAACAAAAGGAAAAGTATCGAAATTATATAAAAAAATAAAACAAACTTTGAAAAGATGCAATAAAACTAAAGATAAAAATAATAAATCATTTAGAAAAAATGGTCCAGTTGATTTAAAAAATAGAACATTGAAACATTTTAAAGGTGGACAACTTGTTAATAAAAAGGGTGCATTTGAATCTAATGGTGCCGCGGCTAATGCGCCGCTTGATTCTGGGTTGTCAAGCAAAAAACCACTTGAAAAAAGTGATTTTCTTTCTGAAGAGCACAATACAAATAGTCAAGAACAACCTTTAACTAAAGACGAACCAGTTAAAACTCTAGATAATATTTCAAAAACTCAAGAAACTATAAATACACCGGTGCAAGAAAAAATAATTCCAGAACCGCCGCGGTCCGTTTTAAGTGAAGAACAAACATCGTCAAAAGCAGAAAAAATAATTCCAGAACCACCGCGTTCCGTTTTAAGTGAAGAAAAGACATTGACAAAAGCGGAAGACGCGAACATCGAGACACAACCAACTTCAAGTTTAGTCAATGAGTCAGTTGCAGAAAAACAAGAACAGGAACCAATACTAGATTCTCAATTACCTTCAACTGCATCTAAGGAGCCAGTTGCAGAAAAACAAGAACAGGAACCAATACTAGATTCTCAATTACCTTCAACTGCATCTAAGGAGCCAGTTGCAGAAGAACAACAACCAGAGCAGCCCCAACCTTCTAATTTAGTCAATGAGTCAGTTGCAGAAAAACAAGAACACATGCCAGATGCTCAATTAACTTCAAGTGCATCTAAAGAG